GCATACAATGCAGCCAATGTGTCAATAACCAAACCTCAAAATGCACAAAATTCTAATTACACATTAGCAAATACAGATTCAGGCAAACACTTATATTACAGCAATGCGGCCAACGTGAGTCTATATATTCCGTGGAGTTCAAACGTAGGTTTTGGTAACGGAACATCCATCATTGTTGTTTCTCATACGACCACAGCAAACGTAACAATAACACCAAATACCGGTGTATTACTATTTTTGGCAGGAAATACTACGTCATCAAATAGAAACGTGACCACTTATGGTGTCGCTACACTTATGCAAGTTGCGGCAAATACATGGGTAGTTTATGGTACTGGAGTAGTTTGACAGGATTAAATTAATGAATGCTTTTGATAAAAATATGGAAGAAATATTTGATATTGTTCCTTCAGAACCAAAAGAAAAGAAACCGGCATTGCCTGTACCTAAGGTAGAAGAATCATTGGATCTTACACAAGATCTTTCAGATGCCTATGAGCAATCTAAAACAAACTTGCAAGACTTGATCGACCAAGGCAAAGAAGCTATGGACGAAATACTGGAGATTGCCAAGGCAGGCCAACATCCAAGAGCATTTGAAGTATATGGAACTCTACTCAAAAATGTGGTAGATGCCAATAAAGAACTTTTACAGATACAAAAGTCTATGCGAGACATGGACAAAAACGCCAAGAAAGACACAACTAAAACAAACATAGATAAAGCTATATTCATTGGATCAACAGCTGAATTGAATAAGATGTTAAAGAATAATGGCTAAAGAAAGTTATCGTGATAATCCTCTACTCAAACGGGTAGGGGTAGAAATACAATATACACAAGAACAACTTGAAGAATATATCAAGTGCGCCAAAGATCCAATACACTTTGCAAAATATATTAAGATCATTACACTTGATGAAGGTGTAGTTCCCTTTAATATGTACGATTATCAGGAAGATATGATTCGTACATTTCATAAGAATAGATTTGTTATTACTAAATGTCCTCGACAGGTTGGTAAAACAACCGTGGCTGTTGCATACCTTCTTTGGACAATTCTATTTCAAGATGCACAGAACATTGCCATTCTTGCTAACCGAGGCGAAACTGCCCGTGGTATTCTAGGTAAGTTGCAGTTGGCATATGAGAATTTGCCAATGTGGTTGCAACAAGGCGTATTGGAATGGAATAAAGGACGGATCGAACTGGAGAACGGGTCCGTCATTATCGCGTCATCTACTTCATCCTCTGCTGCACGCTCAGGGTCATTCAACATCGTCTTTCTGGACGAGTTTGCGTTCGTTCCAACGAACATTGCATATGACTTTTTCACCTCGGTCTATCCTGTTATTACTGCCGGTACCAAAACCAAAATTCTGATTGTTTCTACTCCAAATGGTATGAATCTATTCTATAAGATATGGATGGATGCCAAGGCCAAGAAGAACAATTATGTGCCGTTTGAGATTCATTGGTCACAAGTACCAGGTCGAGATCAAGCGTGGCGCGAAGAGACTATCCGAAATACTTCTGAAAGACAGTTTCAACAGGAATTTGAAACAGAATTCTTAGGTTCATCCAATACTCTGGTATCAGGCGGTAAATTACAGCTAATACACTATATTGATCCATCAATAGTACATGACAATCTTAAGATTTACGAACAACCAGTCAAAGAAGATGGCGAAAAGATATTAAAAGACCATCTATACTGTATTTGTGTGGACGTATCTGAAGGTAAGAATTTAGACGCTTCGGCTTTTTCAATCATCGATGTATCACAAACACCGTATAAACAAGTTGCCACTTATAGATCATCAGTCATATCACCAATATTATTTCCAACCGTTATATACAATGCAGCAAAATTATACAATAATGCATTTATTTTGGTTGAGATTAATAACACACCACAGGTTGCAGATATAATTCATTCAGACCTTGAGTATGAGAACCTTCTCAAGGTGTTTACGGGTAACAAAAAACCACAACAGCTATCGGCAGGATTTGCTCGGGGTGTTCAGTTAGGTGTCAAAATGTCACCTCAAGTGAAGAAAATTGGTTGTTCCAATTTAAAGGCATTAATAGAAGGTGATAAACTTCTAATTACGGATTTTGATACATACTCAGAGTTGACAACATTTGTAGCCAAAAAGAATTCTTTTTCGGCTGAAGATGATGCCAACGATGATCTTGTCATGACTTTGGTAATGTTTGCGTGGGCTACGACTCAAAAGTATTTTAGGGAGATTGTTAATCATGATCTCCGCAAGCAAATACAGTTGGAAAACATGAATCAATATGATGAAGAAAATTTACCGGCACCATTAATCGACACAGGATTAGAAGAATTTTATGGAAGTCTTGAACTTATTGACGGAGATTTATGGGAAAAGGCCGATTCAAATCAAACATATGCAGAATTCACTAAAGAATCATTTCGAAAGTACGAAAGGTAAAGTTCAAATCTGACCTTTCATAAATATTATTACGGTATAAAAGCTGTCAATAATTCACAGTATTTCTAAGGAGAACACAAAATGGCGTTTCCACTATCTCCAGGCGTAACAGTATCAGAAGTTGATTTAACAACCGTTGTCCCTTCTGTACTCACAACTGCCGGTGCGTTTGCTGGATATTTCCCATGGGGTCCAGTAAATCAAATCACAACAATTACCAGTCAAGTCAATTTGGCCACGGTTTTCACGGCCGGATCTCAAATAGGTCCAGACGCAAATTCATACGTCAACTTCTTCACCTGCGGTAATTTTCTTTCTTATGGAAACAACCTGCAAGTGGTCCGCTCAGTCGGTGTACTCGCAAACAACGCGGTTGCCAATACGACAGCAGGCGCAACGACACTATTCATTCCTAATGAATCGTATTATCAGTACAGTTACTTAAGCAATAACTCAAACAAATACGGACCATTTGCGGCACGTTATTCAGGTTCTTTAGGAAACTCATTAACCGTATCAGTTTGCGCCAATACAGCAAATTTCTCCACTTGGGCGTATGCAAGTGCCTTCCCATCAGCCCCAGGTACATCAAGTTATGTTGCTGGCCAGAACGGTGCCAATGACGAAATGCATATTGTTGTTCTTGATTCAACAGGCAAACTCACAGGAACAGCAAATACGGTTCTTGAAAAATATGCTTACGTTTCTAAGGCGTCTAATGCGATAAACAATGACGGCACAAGTAACTGGTGGAAACAACAGATATTTACAAAGTCCAAATATATCTACGCAATGGATCCTCCTGAGTATACAACAACAAATACCACATGGAGTCTACCTGCAGCAAATACAAACTATGCTCAGTTAGTTAGCAACGACACGTACACACTTGTAAATGGTGTAGATGACGTTGGAACAGATGCTACTCAGGCAACTTCTTGGAATTTCTTTGCGAATAAAGAAACTGTCAATATCAACTTAGTATTGACTGGTGCTGCAAGTACCACACTACAATCAAGTATTATCAACAACGTAGTACTTACTCGTCTAGATTGTCTTGCATTTGTTTCACCACCATTATCGGCGGTAGTGAATAATGCAGGTAGTGAAACAACAGCAATTCAAACTTGGCTAACATCATTAGGAATCTCATCGTCATATGTTGTTGCTGACTCAGGTTGGAAATACCAATTTGACCAGTACAATAATGTGTATCGTTGGATTCCACTCAACGGTGATATTGCTGGCTTATGTGTTAACACTGATTCGGTTGCTCAACCGTGGTTCTCACCTGCTGGTTTCAACCGCGGTACGGTCAAGAACGTAATCAAGTTGGCATGGAACCCATCAAAAACATATCGTGATACGTTATATTCAGCTGGTGTCAATCCAGTTGTAACGTTCCCAGGTCAAGGTGCGGTTCTGTTTGGTGATAAGACCTTGTTGTCTAAACCTTCGGCATTTGATCGTATCAATGTTCGTAGACTGTTTATTGTACTTGAGAAAGCCATTTCTCTTGCAGCACAGTATTCATTGTTTGAAATCAATGACTCTTACACACAGACACAATTTATCAATTTGGTAACGCCATATCTGAGAAACATACAAGGTCTGAGAGGCGTTAATGCCTTCCAAGTTGTCTGCGATTCAACAAACAATACGCCTGCTGTAATCAACAACAACCAATTTGTTGGTGATATTTACATCCAACCATCTCGCTCGACAAACTTTATTCAGTTAAACTTTGTTGCTGTTAACACTGGTGTGAGTTTTAGTACTCTCATCGGTGGCGTTTCTTCTTCTAACTCATAATAAATAACAATAACAGGAGATAAACAACATGGCTGGTTTTAGCATTAACAATTTCAGATCGCAGTTGACCGGTGACGGTGCTCGTCCTAATTTATTTCAAATTCAAATACCGCTTGGAGGTATTCCAGGCGTTGTTGATCCAGGTAATCAAAAACTGACCATGATGGCCAAGTCTGCACAATTACCTGGTTCGACATTAGGTATGGTTCCTTTATACTATATGGGTCGTGAGCTTAAGTTTGCAGGAAACAGAACCTTCACTGATTGGACAGTAACTATCATTAACGATGAAGATTTTCTTGTACGTAATGCACTTGAACAGTGGATGAACACTATCAATGCAAACGTTGGAAACAACAGAAACCC